GCGCGATCAATTGAGTCTGTATTTCAATGGTGGATCTGCCGCCGCCGGTCATCAGCATTTGGACACGCTGCGCGACATCATCAGCACGTATGCGCCGAAGAGCGAAAACAACACGGCTGCATATATCGCGGACGTCGCGAAGCAAATGGGCGTGACCGCCGATGCACAGCTGAACCTCAACGATCCGCAGACGATGGCAGCGCTCATGCGCGGCATCATCCAGCACGAAGAAGGCTACAACCCCTATAGCTCGGAGATGATTAATCAGGCAGCTGGCAACAGCCAGCAGGCACAGCCATCGACATCCGGCACCAGTCTTTCGCAGTCCACGCAGATCACGGTGTATGGCGCGAAGGACGCCCAGGCGACAGCGAACGCCGTGGCCGGTGAGCAGAACCAGGTTAATCAGCGCCTCGCGCGTAACTTCCAATTCGCGGCGGCGACATGAGCGGTGGTCTTTCTGCAATCGGTACAGTGCTTGCTGGAACCGTATCGGACATTTTGCTTCGTACCAGCCGAAGCATTGGCACCATCATTCCTCAGTGCACCATCGAGGAACGCGTACGCGATGACCTCGAAATCACGGAACACCCGATCGAGCAAGGCGCCGAGATTACGGACCACGCGTTCAAGCGTCCGTCTGTCATCACGGCTCGTTACGGCTGGAGCAATAGCGGCTCGATCTTCAATCTGACGACAGGTGGCATTGTCACCAGCGATCCGGACGACGTTTACAACCAACTGCTGGCGCTCCAATCGTCTCGGCAGCCGTTCATCCTCCAGACGGGCAAACTGTCCTATCCGAACACCCTCATTCAGAGCATTGAGCAGATTACCGACCAAAAGTCGGAGAACGCGCTCGCCGTGACGATCACCTTCAAGCAGATCATCATAGTGGGACTGCAAGCGACATCCCTGCAGGCGTCGAATCAGGCGAACCCCGCCGCCACCGCTCCGGTTACGAATAGCGGCACGGTACAGCCAAACCCCGTGCCGACCAGCATCCTCGCCCAAGGCGCCTCGCTGTTTGGAGCGGGCAGTCAATGAATACCTTTGAGATTCCGCTCGCCGGCGCGTCGACAACGTTTCAGACGACTATTCTCAATGTCGTCTATACCCTTACGTTCCAATGGCGCAACGCCGCAGGCCTTTGGTATCTCGACATCGCAGACGCAAGCGGCAATCCGATTGTCAGCGGGCTGCCGCTTGTCACAGGCGCGGACTTGCTTGAGCAATACGGATATCTGAGCTTTGGCTTTGAGCTTTGGGTGCAGTCGGACGTCGATCCTGACGCGTTGCCTACCTATGAGAACTTGGGAACGTCGTCGCATCTATACGTGGTGACGCCATGACGCAGCAGTATCTGAGGCAGTTGAGTGTTGTCGTCGGAAACGCGAATGAGGCGTATGACTTCTCGAATTTACATTGCAAGTTTCAAGTCAAGAATGGAGATGTTCAAACCCTGAAGTCGGCGGACCTAACCATTTACAACCTGTCGGCGGATACGGCGGCTCGCATATTTCAGAACGAATTTACAACTCTGCAAATAAGCGCGGGCTACCCCGGCAACATGGGAATGATCTTCTCTGGCCAGATCGCCATGGTGCGCAACGGTAAGGAAAGCTCGACCGACACATTCATCAACATTCAAGCTCAGGATGGAGATCAAGCATTCAATTGGGCACGAAGCAATTGGACGCTGCAGTCGGGATACACTCCAAATGACCTCTATAACCGATTGCTGCAGGACTTGGCGCCATATGGCATTACCGCCGGATATAAGCCGAACTTTACGGGAAACCCTTCGGTAGATGCTTTCGCCTGTTACGGCATGACACGCGATCAATTGCGAAATTTCGCAAATTCGCAGAAAGCGCGGTGGAATATCGAAAATGGTCAGTTAAATGTGCTGCCGATCTCGGGTGTTTATCCGGGAGCGGTTCCACTCATCACGCCTGACTCGGGTCTTATTGGTACGCCAGAGCAGACTCTTGGCGGAATCATCGTCAAGTGCTTACTCAATCCGAACATACGCGCCGGCGGACAGATCAATCTCGGTAATTCGCCGATCAATCAGCTCAGCTCAACGAACGCGAACCAGAACGTTGTATCAGTACCTTCACTCGCTGGCGCAGGTGGCTATAAGGCGCTGCAGGTAATCCACGATGGAGATAATCGCGGCAATGTTTGGTACACGACAAATCTTTGTGTTGCGGTCGATGGCACGGCACCCTTGACGGGGCCGGCCATCTTACAGGTGCCTGACAATGGATGATCGGCAGCGTTATAACGATCCTGAAGAGGTGCTTCGGCTGGCAATCGATGGCTTGCTGTCGATGGCATGGACTGGTCTCCCGGGCTATATCGTGAGTTTCGACCCGGACTCAGTTACGGCAACTGTTCAACTCGGCATCAAAGGCTCAACGGAGAATCCAGACGGCACGAAATCAAGCACCAATTACCCGCTCCTGACGGGTGTCCCCGTAGAGTTCCCGGGCGGCGGCGGCTGCCGGTTGACGTTCCCAGTAGCAGAGGGTGACGAATGTTGGGTGTCTTTTGCATGTAGAGCGATCGGTGGATGGAAACAATATGGCGGTATCCAGCCAGCTAACGACCCGCGAAAGCACCATCTATCGGATGCAGTCTGTCGCATCGGCCCAATGAGCCAAGCGAACAAGCTGAATGGCGTCAGTGCGTCAACAGTGCAACTGCGTAGTGAAGATCAATTGACTTACGTCGAGCTGGATCCTATCGGTAAAGCCGTTAACGTGGTCGCACCTGGCGGAGTAAATGCAAATGGCAACACGATGGTCACTGGAAACCTAGGCTCGACGTCTGGCGCCACCGGCGTCGTAACCACGATCACTGGGCAAACGCTGATGTTCAAGAACGGCCTTTTGATTAACATATTCTAGGTGATATATGTCTTCGCTTCCTTCATGCTTTAGCCTTCTCAATGACGGATATTTCACAAGTCTTGTCAATCAGATCGGAGAAATTGAGAATGAGGCCGAGCTACAGAACTTGGCGAACGAAGCGATGGCCGATATATCCCTGCTCATGAGCACCTTGAGCAGCCAGCTATCGTTCTTAGCACCGATTGAGGCATTGCTCACTCCTCCCGGTGCCAACCTTGGCGCGATTGTTTCTTGGATCACTAGTCTTATCGGCGTGCTGACCGCCATGTACAAGCCTTACGCCATCATGACCGAACAGTTAGCCCAAATAGCTGTTGAGGTGGCAACCATTACTGCGGCCCTCGAGGCGGCTGCAAGTCGCATTGGGGTGAGCATAACGATCCCCACACCTTCCATCGGATGCACCCTGTAAGGATATTCGCAGTCGGTGTACAGTCCAGCTCAAGCATGAATGGATCACCGGAGGGGTAAGGATGAAATGGCTATTGATGGCTTTCTGTGCGCTTGCTCTTACTCCATATGGAGTACACGCCCAGCAAGCCGCACCTTCTTTCGACGTGAAGGCTTATTGCCACAACATAGGTGAAGTTTCTGGAGGTAGCGCGGAGTTAGAGCTTTCATGTCGTCAGCATGAAAGTGACGCAGCGATGTGGATCCGGCTACACCCAACAAGCACCAAGACATATTTGTATTGCAAAAATATTGGACAAACTGCCGGCGGATCCTTTGAGTTGATGCAGTCCTGTATCCAGCACGAAGAGCAAGCTCAGCAGCAACTAGATCAGATGCATTAGTTGCGCCGAATAATTTTTGAAACAAACCCCGCTTCGGCGGGGTTTTTCTTTTGGTGACCCATGCGATACCGAAAGCTCGACGCGAATGGTGATTACACGTTCGGTCAAAGCCAGGATAATTTCTGGATCGACCAACCGCAGGCCGTTGCGCAAGCCGTGCAAACTGGCCTCAAGCTTTTTCAGGGTGAATGGTTTCTCGATACGACTGCCGGCGTACCTTGGCGCCAGAACATCCTCGGCAAATATTCGTCTGCTGCATATGACCTGATCCTCAAGGCACAGATCCTCAATACGACCGGTGTCCAGACGCTCGATAGCTACACCAGCACCGAAGATACCGAGACGCGTGCGGTCACCGTGAACGCACAGATCGACACCATCTATGGCCCAACGCCGGTAAACATCACGCCATGACGATCACGACTGTTGCTCCAACCATCGATGCGAATGGCATCACCGCGCCGGCGTATTCGGACATCCTTGCGTATCTGCAGTCGATTTACTGGGGAATCTACGGTAACGATGCCTATCTTGGCCCCGACTCTCAGGACGGTCAGTTCCTCGGGGCGCTCGCGCAAGCCTTCAGCGACGTCAATGCGGTGGCACTGCAGATTTACAGCTCTTACAGCCCCTCGACGGCCGTTGGGGCGGCGCTATCGAGCAATGTGAAGATAAACGGCCTTGAGCGCGAATCGGCGACATACTCCACTGCGCCCATCGCGTTAGGCGGCCAAGCGAACACCGTGATCACCAATGGGCTGATCACCGACCCGAATGGCATCACCTGGGCACTCCCCGCAAGCGTGACGATTCCATCGGCCGGCACGATCAACGTCACCGCTACATGCCAGACCCTTGGAGATATCACTGCACCAACGGGTGCATGGACGATTGCGACGCCGACGCTTGGCTGGCAGACGGCGACGAATACTGCGACAGCCACGCCGGGTACGCCTGTGGAAGACGACGCCGAGCTGCGCTACCGGCAATCGATCTCGACCTCGAACCCGTCGCTGTCCGTGCTAGATGGGATCGTCGGCGCAGTGGCGGCTATCGACGGCGTCACGCGCTACCAGCCATACGAGAACGACACCGGTTCGACGAATGCTGATGGCATTCCCGCTTACAACACATCCATCGTAGTGGAGGGTGGTGATCCTGTAGCGATCGCGACTGCCATTGCCGCGAAAGGCTACCCCGGCATGCCGACGTACGGCACGACGAGCGAGACCATCATCGACAGCTATGGCAATCAGAAGACCATCAACTTCTTCTTTGCTACCGATGTGGCCGTCACTTGTGCAATATCACTGAAGGCGCTCCAAGGCTACAGCTCGACAGTTGGTATAGCTGTCCAGAACGCCGTCTCAGCCTATGTGAACGCCACAGCACTGGGCGGCGGTGAGAGCTCATCGGTTGAGTGGGACGGCGCAGTGGCTGCGGCCAAGAGCGTTACGGGTGCCAATACGTTCCGCATCATCAGTCTCACACTGTCTGGCCCGGGTGGCGCCGGCGCACCAGACGTGCCAATCGCTTTCAATGACGCAGCGACGTGCACGCCGTCTGCCGTAACGCTCACGGTGAGCTGACATGGCTGATGTATCGCAATACACCAGCCTGATTACCTCGCAGCA